TTATAACTGTGCATTTTGTGAATTGTGTGAATCTTTCAAATACCGGTCAACTATTTTGCTTATACTGCTCCGATCCAGATGTACACTCTTCGCAACCTGCTCCTGTGTCACCGGCTTCCTGCCGTCTATGTACAGCTTCCGGAAGATGCGGTGTGCCAGACTGTCCGGTATTGCATCCACAAACTGCTCCACCTCTTTGCACTCTTGCTCTATGGCTTTCTTCCGCTTCAGATCACGATCCTGCAACCGCTCGTATTTCTCCTGGTCGAACCCAACCACACATTGTGGCATCGGATAACCTTTGCTGTAATCAAATATTACATCATTCCCGATCATAGTATCTGACTTCCAGCGGTTCTGCAGAGCATAATCCAGTTCCAGTATCTCAGCTTTATTGCTCCGGTATGCTTTCAATCTTTCCTTTGTCATCTTCTCCAACGGCATCGCCTCCCTTATTCCTCTCCTGCAGCGTTGCCCTGCTGCCACTTATCTGTATTTCACCTCTTAGCTGCTGCCATCTAAGGTATGACAGGCTCCATTCCGGATTACCTCCCATGGATGCAAGGTAATCAAGGATTGTCAATGATTGCTCAACTCATTCTTCAACTGTTCAACGATTTTATCAATCTCATCGTAGAAATCTTTTTTACAATAACCGCAATCTCCACCACTCTCATTATCACATTGTGCTGAATGGCAGTCTAAAAAGTACCACATGGCCTTCATCTTTACCTCCACTTCGCTTATCATATTTTCCACGTCATAAGCTGTCGGCTGCTCTTCCACTGCATTCATGCAGTTCTGGATTGCATTATATTCAGCCCTTGCCAACATTAGTTCTCTGAGGCTTCCACTACCTGGTGATGCTGACAGTGCACAGTCGTTCAGATGAACCAGTAATTTGTCTGCATCAATTAATCTCATGTGCGTCACTCCAATCCAATTTCTGCCCGCAGTTCGGGCAATATGCGCAATCACATTCTCTTAATGGCAATGTTTTGCATTCCGGACATTCTCCCACTGCTGTTCCAATTGCCGCATTATATGCAATAGGAATCACTTTTTTTGCTGTCTGCTTGGAATCCCCATTCACAAATCGGCGGATCTCTGCAACTTCCTGTTGCAGCTGCTCATCAGTCTTTTTCATGATTTACCATCCCCATTCTGCCAACGAGGCCTGTACTCTTCAGATAATCGTAATATACCTGCGCACGCTCCTCGTTGACGTTAAACTCTTTACGGATTCTTCCAACAGTTACTCTCTTCTGGCTCTTCGCCCAGTTCTCTAATTTTACAGATTTGATAATCATGATTCTGTCTCCTCTCTCCTGTATACTTTCGGCAATGGCATCCATGCATTAACAAATACTCCAAATGATACATAGCTTGCATCTTCATCTCCCGGATAAAATGCTCCGGATCCATCACTCTCTGCTTCATATCTTCCGATATCCGGAAGTGTGAAGTTTTCAAACGACACCAGCACGTATTCTTCCGGATCTGGAAGTCTATCATTGATATCTATCCAATTATACTTTCCATCTTCTCCTAACCTCTTTTCCAGAGCTTCCTTCAGTGCTGCAATAACCGTGTAGTCCAGTGGACTAATACTTTCCGGCTTCTCTGTCTTTCTAAATTGAAGCTTTAACAGTTCACTTTTTAGCGCACTACTAATTTTCAATGGTTCTAACGGATCCTTTATATTATCAAGGTACTGCGCCTGGTATGCTCTGGCTGTTCGCATTGCTTCCAGGCATTCATCTGGCGTTCCAATATCTTCATACGCTCCCAGTTTCTGAATTACCATGAAGGTAATTTCAAAAAACAGTTCGTATGTTTTGTATGGGCTTATAATGGCATCATTTCCGCTTTTTAAGCTGTATCTTGCCGGTGAGAACGCTTCCCCGGCATCCTTTGTCAAACGTTTGTTCATAAAATCATTATTTTTCATTCCTTACTTTCCTTTCCACCTTGTCTTAATTCATCCAAGGTTATCCAAGATTTATCCAAGATCTACGCTCTCACAAGTTCCCCGCTTTTCATCATCTCTGTCAGTTCACTCATCGTGTACGATTCCACGTAGCTGCTATTCTCTCCATACATGTTTGTGAAATGCAGCCGGAATCTGACGAACCGTTCATGCTCCGGGATATGTTCCACAACAGCCTTTACCCACTTCTTTTCCTTTAATTCTCTCGTTACATGTTTATAAATTTTATATTTTTCTCCAATCTTAAACATTGCTTTTCTCTCCTACTTCAACGCAACCTTTACTCCAGTTTCCTTCTCTAACTGATATCTGATATCTTCCTGACATACCCAGCCACCGTCCAGATAATCATTGATAAAAGCTGTGCATTCATTCATGAACTCACAGATCTTTGCTCCACTCATTTTCTCTCTGGTGACCAGTTCCGTGCAGATCATTGCATAGGTAACTGATAGTGCTTCTGTGATGACGTACATTCTAGTCCTAAATTCATTTGGATTATTCATACGACTCATCTCTGCCATCTTAAGTCGGCATCGCTGCGGAACTTTCTTGGCTTCCGCACACACATCAATCTGTACTTTCATTTTCTGCAGAGCAAGCGGTAATTGTCTGATGCTTAGCTCTTCGTTGTATTCCGCTACCAGATAAGCATTGATACAGTCCATCATCCGGTTAAGACGTTTCTTTCCAAATCCGAACTTATCATGTAAAACCCAGAATCCGATTTCCAATGCATGATTTGCCATCGTAACTCCATATCCGGCAAGTTGACGGCCCCTTGCATCTTTTCTGGCTAATGCGTCAATCTCATCTTGCATCCAGCCGTACTTTGGTTTATTTTTTTTCTTTCTCACTAACTTGCTGCTCATTTCTCTTCTCCTCTGCCATCGTATTAATTACCGGCGCATAAGTGATTGCCATGTTCTCAGCAAATTGCAGCAGCAACGGATTGTCTTTGTACTTTTCCACCAATGCACTCATCTGCTTGGTGTACTGCCGCATATCCCCGGACCGCCGGTAATCTTTATAATTCTTCCATGCCGTATTCATGACATCCTGTATTTTCTCATGCATAATATTACTCCTACTTAAACGGGCACTCGTCTGACTCATCAATATCAGCACTGTAAAATCCATCTGATTTATCCCAACCATACTGATAATCCAGATCATCACCATCTCCATATATTCTTTTTGACCGCTCATCATAATCCAGAATGATTCCATCCAGATTGATTTTTCCAAACAACCGGTTCTTTGCCACGATCAACTTGCGCTGTTCAGCACTCATGCTCTTTCCAATCTCATCGCTGTTCCCGCGGTTATATCCAATTGTCAGACCTGCAAGGTTTGTAATATCACCAGATCCACTGACCTCATCGTTGATATCCGTGGAATAACCATTCTTCCTCTGATGTGCTACCAGAAGAATCAGACAGTTGTATTTGATTGCCAGTTTCGTCAGATTCCGAACAAATTGCCCCTGCTGTTCATACCGATCACTGCCACGCTGCTCATCAATGTACATTGCTGTCATAAGGTTATCGATCAGGATCACCCGGACACCATACTGCTGAATGGAGCGCTCAATGCTTTTGAGCAGATCTTCCTTTTCATCATTCTCAACAATCCGGTTGTCATAAATAAATGCCTTTTCCTGATACCAGGCATTGATCAGCTCCTGATTTGCATTTGTAATAAACCGATTCACCGTTCCATACTCTGTCTGATTTTCTACGATGTGATGCCTACCGGCTACCTGGAAGTCAAACCAGCTTTTATACAGGTAATTCGGCAGCTCCCCGGAATATGTAAACGCTGCATATCCCTGATCTATGACACGAGCAACAATCTGGCTGGCCAGTGTTGACTTACCATCACCGCGCTTACCGGCTATGACGCAGACCATTCCAAACGGCAGACCGCCATAGAGCATTTTATCCAATTCGCTGATGCCGCTCTTTACCTTTTCCAGTTCATAAATATTCACATTTTCTACTTCTGATAATGGCACCACATGATTCACCGGAAGATACACGGCATTTTCCACAGCATGTCTGATACATTCTGTACCGTATTTCTGGAGCATTTCATTTGCATCTTTACAATTCCGGTAATCAGCCTCCCTAACGTGCTTTATGCGGCAAGGAAAACGTCTGGCAACCTCTTCCAGCAATGTGATATGATTCTTTTCAAAATCTCCAAAGACAATGATCTCTTCAAACTTGCTTACCCAGTTGTAACAATACGGTACCCAGGTAAATCCTTTTGCTCCAGTTGGAACAGATACCGCATTCTCAATTCCTGCTGTTGCAACGCTTAAACTGTCAAGCTGCCCCTCTGTCAAGATCAGCCGGTCAAATTTGTCATTGCACTGCTTCATTCCAAACAGGATTGGGCGGCAGTCCTTTTCGCACCACTCTTTATTTTTGTCTTTGGTCTTGTCAAAATCGGTTTTCCGGTACTTGATAAATCTCAGTTTCCCTGTTTCATCGTAAAATGGGAAAACCAGGATATTCTGCTGCTTCTCTAAGGTTGTGATCTCATACTGCTCCGCAACCGCTGCACTAATACCGCGTGATTCCAAATAAACAACTGCCGGCTCTTTCGGTTTGATTGGTTCTGCCGGTGTCTTAAAACTCCGGTACTGTTTCTTTGGCCGATAGTATTCATCCACTTCATTTCCAAGACTGAAATCAAAATCTCTTGATAATGTCAGCATATTACCGGTTACTCCACATCCGGCTCTCAGACATTTAAACTGCCCGGTATTGAGATTGATAGAGAATGTATCTTTATCATGCCCTCTGCCTTTACAGTACGGGCACTCCGCAAAACGAAGTTCATCACCTATCTGTCTTGTCCTTGCTCCATACCAGCGTGCAAATCTCATTGCATCGCCTGGATTAAATTCATACATTCCCATTTCCAATACCTCGTGTCAGTTCATCTAGTTTCTGATTCAGATCATCAATCATCCGCATGTAGATATGCCAGAGCTTTCCATCCATACAATCAGCCTGCAATTCTTCCAGTATGGCAATCTGTGCTTTAATTCCAACAATCTCCTGCTCATGATTCATCGTTCTTCTCCCGTTGGGCTTTCCACGCCTCCCATTTGCGAAGCGATTCTTCCGGATCTTCCCACTCATCATCGTCTTCCGGAGGATCAGGCGGCGCAGGTGCGGGAGCACTATTATTTATTCTTTTCTTCTCTTTTCTTTTCTTAGCGTCATTAACTGGGTTGTTGACGTCATTTACTGGGTTTCTTCCGTCATTAACTACGTTTTGGGTGACTTTAACTAGAGAGTACTCTTTTTTCACTTCAATTCCTTTTCGTTTTGCCACTGCTCTTAAATATCTTTCCTGTATTCCTCTGGATGTGAGGATGTGATATTTATCGAAAAGTTCCTGTGAAAAAATACCTACTCTGATACAAGCCTGTACAACTTCCTTTATTGTCCCGATCCCGCTGCTCAAACCCATTTTAGACTTGTGCAGAGGGATCAGTTCATCTGACCATTCGCAATAGTAACCAAGCTCCCTGTAAATAAGCTGGTAAAGCTTAACGGCTATTGCAAACCCTTTATCTCCAAATTCAGCTTCTATCATTCCAAATTTGTCATCCAAGTAGCAATCAAGTTCGAAGTAATCCAGTCCTTTTTTATAAGGTCTTGGCATTTCCTTCCTCTCCCAGGATTCTGATGATTTCTTTTCCTGTTTCTTTCTTGCTACAAAATTCAAACCGGACATTGTATCTGTCCCGAATGGTGCAAAGACTCTTGTAGAGCTGCTTTCCATCAACGGCACGCTCTGAGATTACCGTCTTAGCCTTCTGGCCGCTAATGGTCCGCCAAATAATCCTGTGCTTTCTTGGGTTTTCCCAGAAATAGACATCTTCCAAACAATTAATATCAGTGCCATGTTCCACCAATATAACCACCTGTATTCCTGCCTGCATCGCCCGGATCAGCTCCGCCTTGAATCTTTCATGCTGCTGCGTGACGTTACCACACAACTCTTGCAAATCTTTCTTCCGGTCAATTACCAGTCTCGGATTATCCAAAGACTGGTAGTCACCAACATACAGCTTTGACCGGAAATACTGTATGTTTTCTATTTTGTCAAATTGCTTCTGAACCCGTTCCCACTCTTTTTTATGTTCCCGGGTATCTACCTGAATCTGCAAGCCAGATCACCGCCTTAATTGAATGGCAGTTCTTCATCAATTCCTGCCGGAATGTTCATAAAACCGTCACCTGCCGGGGTAGCTCCTGCAGCATATCCATTCATATGGTTTTTATATGCCTGTGTTTCATTTTTTTCCGGAATAACTGCAGTTGTCACCTTATCCAAAGAAACAAACCAGCGCATCACACGTTTTGTCATTTCCCTGCCATTGTAGTAATCCATCTGCTCACCGAACACACCGCCGATTTTTTTACCTTTGAACTGCGCACCGAAGTTATCACCCCATTTTGTGGCAAATCCTGTATTGGAATGCTCAACGCAGGTTGTAAATGTTTTGAATGAACGGCTGCAGTTACCATCGGCATCTTCCGTTAAAATGTACTGTGTTGCCTGATTCGGCCATTTCTTATCTGGTCGGATATCACTTTTGAACTGCTCCATAAAATATCCCGGCTGCACATCATCCGGTGCAAAATCAAAGCAAACAACGATCATCGGCTTTCCTGTTTTGGAAGTTGTCTCGGTCACCTGCTTGATGACCAATTTATGTCCGCCCAACTCCACCGGAATATATTCGCCCTGGGGCTGTGTGTTATCGTAATCATTTGGTTTCTGCATCTTCTTTCTTACCTCCAAGTTCGTAATATTCTCTGATTGCCTTTTCAACCAGTAAAATGTCATTATCAATCGTCAGATCATCAAACATGCCAATCGGGGACTTGCTTACCGCTCCGTCTGCCGCCTGTGTTACAAAAAGATGATTGTTACCCTCTGCCATACAGCGGAGTACTACAGTGAACATCCCTTCAATGCAAACCTTTTCATCCAGCAACTTGCCGATAGTCTTTGGTTTGATTTCTCCCAGATCATTGGATTCCTCATGCATCATCACATACACAATTTTGTTTTCCGGAACCTTCTCGGAAATAAACTGGATCAGATTCCAAAAGTGATCCCCAATCTGGTTGTACAGGGTGAACACTCCATTTCCACCACGGGCTGAGCTGTGTCCGTTCATAAACATATTTGTGATCAGATACCCGGCATCATCTATGACAATGTTATTTGCCTTTGATGCGATCAGGCACTTCATGACCTGCTGATAATTATCTGTGTTCCATCCATTGATTTTTCCCTTGAATGGAAGCGGCTTATTTAATACCCTGATCAGATTCCAATCAGGGTTATCTACGCAGTTCCGAAGGCTTGTACTTTTGCCTGTTCCGGATCTGCCAATGATTAATACTGGAATTGCCATAACACCCTCCTATCTGATCCGCAGCGATTCACCCTGCTGCAGATGCGCCCATGATACTTCATTGTCTTTCAGAAACTTCTTAATCGCTGTTCTATCCAGCTTCGGATCCTGTGGAATGTAATATTCTTTTGGAATATCCTCCTCATTGTCGATCACAACCGCCGGAGGATTCTTCTGGATGCTAAAGCCAAACAGCTCCGTCTTGAATTTTGTTTTTCCGGTAAGCTGCATTGCGCGTTCCAGATTGTATTTGATGCCTTTGATGTTGCTGGAAATTCTCTTTTTGTGCTGTGACAGTCGTTCAATCTCTTTATCGATGGCTGCCACTGTTCCATCCAGTGAGTTCATTACCTTTGCATAGGCATCAGCTTTCTCCTCGAATTCCCAATCAACACCCTCCAATGTATCATTGATCATGTCCTGATCCAGCGATTCATCTTCTGCCATCTGGAGAAGCTCCAGATACTGACCTGTGATTCCAAAAATATTCATAGTCCTTTTTCTCACTTTCTATTGTTCTATAGGCTTCCGCCTGTCTGCTCTGCTGTGTTACATGCTGCGTGTGATGCGCTGCATAGTCTCTGCCGTATAAATCCATTGCTGTATCCATATCTGCTTCCACTTCCACCGCCCTGCAGTCGGACGTTTGTGTGTATTTATAATCAAATTTAAAAAGTATGTACTGCAGCTAACTTATCAAAAATCATTTGAGAGGTTCCAATATTTTTAAACGTCCGACTGCAGGACGGTGGAATATATTTAGTTATTTACTCACATAAAATCCAATTTGAAAAAAAGTAACTCCGTTGTATGAGATCGTCTTTTCATAAAAAGTTGGATTAAAATTAAAATGCATCGGCTCTTTTAACGCTGCTGCAATCTTCTCTATTCCCGAATAAACGTGAACTGCTTTATCTGCCGGTTGTTCAGTGATAAGTTCCACGCTCTCCGGTACTCTCTTTTTATGTGTGGAAATCAGATTGATCAATGTTTCCATCCCAATACACCAATCCTTAAGATTCTTCAATTCTTCTTTTTCCATTTGCTTTTTCATCTCCTGTCTGCTATACTCCAGACATAGGTTTTATACCTATGCCATTAGTCAGAGCGTGTGATTGTCGAAGGTTCCACGCTCTTTTAATTTGTTCAGAATAATTCCTGCACCGGCAATCGCCAGCCCAATAACTGTGATCTTCACCGCCAGAACGAATCCGGCTTGTCCCTCACTAGACAGCCCCATCGTTCCGATGGAGGCTATTCCAAGTCCTGTGGCACACAGTCCGAATGCAATCTTATTTTTCATCTTCTGTATCCTCCAGATTAATTTCTTCTACTACCGAGATCATCATTAATCCAAGCACCGCAACGCCTCCGGCCAACATCACCAGAATTGCATTTATTACCGTGTGTGGTCTGCCAAAATACAGAAACACAAACACGGCTGCTGCCACTATCGATATGATGATTCCGGCAATTTTCATTTTGTTCATGGTTTTATCCTTCCTTTGCTTCTGGCATATTCTCCTGCTCAGCTTTCTCTTTCTTCACACGCTCTGCATGTTTCAGAAAGCGTTCCGCCGCCTTCATCAGTGCGTTTTTTCGCTTCGCTCTCTCCTCTTCTGGAAGATCTGGGAAATGCACTCTGACTTTGCATCCATCAATGTTAAATGTCTCTACCTTTGAATATGTCATGCTCTCACCTTCCTCTCTTAGAAGATATGTACTTGTGGGTTGTCTGGTTACTCGACTACTGGTATAATTGTTTCATCAAATGATGAAAGGAATAACTTATTATGCTTGATAGTTTTACTTGTCCATTTTGTAATCATACGATGCCTGTTATCGATTCAACATACTGGTCCACTGATGCAGATTTTCGAAAATTCAACGGTATGTCTTATCAAGATGATGATACTTACAATTTAAAAATTCGCATGTACAAATGTCCTAATTGTGAAGCAATCACAAGTTTTGCTGATTATTTAGGATCAAAAATGCCCCAAAAAACAATTCCTCTTTACCCTTTATCTACCGCAAAACAATTTCCTGATTACATACCACAAACGATTCGTACAGATTATGAAGAGGCTTGCGCCATTGTTTCATTAAGTCCTAAAGCCTCCGCAACATTGTCTCGCCGTTGTCTTCAAGGAATGATTCGTGACTTCTTTCAGATAGCAAAAAATAGCCTATATGAAGAAATCAACGCTATAAAAACTCAAATACCAACAGATCAATGGGCTGTATTAGATGGAATACGTCGCATTGGAAACATCGGCGCTCATATGGAAAAAGATATAAACTTAATTATCGATATTGATCCAGATGAAGCGCAAAAACTTATAAAACTTATTGAATTACTAATTCAACAATGGTACATTGAACGTCATAACCAACAGCAGTTATATGCTGATATCATTGGTATTGATCAGACAAAACAGAATGCTCGAAAGAAAACTGAGTAGGAAACTACTCTTTTTCTTTTGCACACGGATCATATTCCGCCAGTAAATTCCCATCAAAATCCCAATACTGTGTAACTACTCTGCAATTATCTTCTTTTGTTCCACTCCCTCTTAGGGACTGGGTTTCAATTACTTTGATTACTTTTGCCGAATCAGTTCCTCTCGGTCTTGCCATCGCTACTCACTCCCTTCTTGCTCTGCTGGATCATCTTCTGTTGCGAATAATCCTACGCATCCCACAGAACACTGATCAGATACGCATTCAACGACATTCCTCTCTTTTTGGCTTCCTGCTTTAATTTTTCATAAAGCTTTTCCGGAAGCCGGATTGTTGTCTGTACCATCTCATCACCTCTCTTTCGATATCAAAATGATAGCAAAACCATAGAGGTTTTCTGATGAGCGTCAGCTCAGAGGTTTGTCAATAGACTTTGACATTTATTTTATTCTACTTTTAGTAGAGTAACAAGGCAAAAAAATATTGTTTTGTGGAATTCTATAAATCCTAGAAAGCATTTCCATTTCTGGAATACCCGGAACTATTTTTCCTTTTTCCCAATTTACAATTGTCGTTTTAGATACATGCATTCTTTTTGCCACTTCCTCTTGCGTCATGCCCGCATTCACTCTAGCCGCCGCAAGAGAAATTTGTAATGTTTCCAATTTCTCACCTCTTTCTATCCCCCGTATAGCCGATAGGACAGCTATAGACTACTTATTTTTCTTTACCAGATTTGCCAACAATACAACCATCACAATATCCAATGTAATCTGAATAATATCCATTGTTATTCCAAACATAGTTTTCACCGCCTTTCGACTTATTTCAAATATATCTTGACAATGAACCATATAAAAGGTATTTTTTTCTAAGAGGGAGATCTCTCTCCCTCCACCATACTCAGTTTGCCAGTTTATTGATTAAATCAACGATTTGACCAATTAGACTGATTATGGCTGTGACAAGTGCGATAGTTGCGATATCGTGCTTGTCTTTTTTATTGCCTTTCTTTTGGCTCATTGTTTTCACCTCCCTGTCATTTGATGATATAAGTATAACTCTACTTTTTGTAGATGTCAATACTTTTTGTAAACTTATTTGAATTTTCGTATTGATTTTTTCTACTTTTTGTAATATAGTAAACTTACAAATACAAAAGGAGGGTTTCTATAATGAGTGATGATAAATACAAACAAATATTTTCACAAAATCTCCGATATTATATGTCTATAAATAACAAGGAACAAATTGATCTCATAAATGATTTAGGATTCAATAAATCTGCTGTATCTACATGGTGTAATGGGACAAGACTTCCACGCATGGATAAAGTAAACATGTTGGCAGAATATTTTAATATTAATAGATCCGATTTGATAGAAGATCGTCAAACAGTACCTGATACAACTGTCAAAAGTTTCCAATGCGATACTGATGATGAAGCAAACTTAATTCTCTCCTATCGCAAATTAAACGATAAGAACAAGCAGAAATGCACTGCATATACCAATACACTTCTTACCACACAAAAAATGGAAGATGAACTTGTTTTAAATGCCGCACATGACAATGGTGCAACCCCAGATCAGAAACGGCATGCTGATGATATTATGAAAAACCCTGACGAATGGGAGTGATCATGTGACTTACGAAGAACTTCTAATAAAATCAGAACATGATAATTTAATTGTAAAAGAAAAAGATATCCCCGGTTATGGTGGACGGATTTACAAAAATCGTATTGCAATCCATAAAGGATTAAAAACGCAAACTGAAAAAGCCTGTATACTTGCAGAGGAACGCGGACACCACTTCACAACATCCGGTGATATTATAGATCAGACAGATATCCAAAACCGAAAGCAAGAGTTTCGTGCCAGAATGTGGGCATACAATGAAATGGTTGGATTAATGGGAATAATAGATGCTTACAAAAATGGTTGCCGGAACAGCTATGAAGTAGCTGAATATCTGGAAGTAACAGAAGTATTTCTGAATGATGCACTGAACGCATACAGGGATAAATATGGAGTGTACACCAGGTAGACAACTATATAATCTATTTTATCCCAGGTTTGACTGTATTTAAAAAAGAATAAAAAATTTTACACTGTTATTACTACCAATTACAATTTATGGTAAATATATTTTACAAAAGTAGAAAGGATTTTATTATGGGATTTGGAGATATTTTCAAAATCAAACAATTTAAATCAGAAATTGAACGCCTCACTGCTGAAAACCAGGCATTATTTAGCGATAATTCGTCTATGCATCAGAAAATGAGTGAATTAGGTATATACGATTATCTCAAAATAAAAGAAATGATTTCTTCCCTTGAAAAAGAATACGCTCAAAAAGAAGAAGATTTAAAAAATAACTATGAAAAACAACTGGAAAATTCTCATAAACGTATAAAAAAAGAATTACATGATTTAGAGCAGGAAGTTTCTAAAAAATCGATCAAATGCGATGAAATTACTGCTATCCTTACTTCTTTATCTGCTCAAGAAGAAAAATTGTCAAAAAATATAAAAACTCAGACAAATAAGTTGAACAAAATCAAAGAGCTGGTAAAGGCCATCAATTATACTTTTGATAATTATTTAAATTATGAGCCATCGGCCGCTGCTCTCCGTTTTCCGGAAAATAAATTATCAGATATTGAAGAAATCAGCCCATCTGTAATTTTGAAACTTCACTGCATGGATGTAAAAGATCTGCGCAAAGCTTACCGCCAGAACGATAAACAGATTGATTCTGTATTGCAGAAATATTCAGCTCGTTATACCACAAAAGCAAATCAGGCTATTTACAAACTCATGGTGCTTGCATTAAGATCAGAGCTTCAAAATATTTTATACAATTTAAAATATGAAAAACTAGATACATCCATTGAGGACGTGAAAAAAGTTACCCAGAAATTCTTATTGGTCGCTGGTGAGGGAAATCAGAGTATTGCCGGTACACTCACAAAATTTATCGGAGAAATCGAATATCTCTTTATCAACGCAGTAAAAATTGAATACAATTACTACGTTAAGAAGGAACAGGCTCGTCAGGAACAGATGGCTATTAGAGAACAAATGCGTCAGGAAGCACAGGAACGTAAGGCTCTTGAAGAGGAACGTAAGAAAGTTGAAAAAGAAGAATCCAAATATCATACTGAAATTGAAAAATTAAAAGAACAGCTGACACAGGCTAAAGAGAATGAACTGGAACAGTTAAATGCACGTATTTTGGAATTACAGTCACAACTTGCAGATGTTATCGTCAAAAAAGAAGAAATTTCCAATCTTGCCAACGGAAAAGCCGGCAATGTATACGTTATCAGTAATCTTGGTTCCTTTGGCGAAAATGTATTCAAAATCGGTATGACACGTCGCCTTAATCCGCAGGATCGTGTGAATGAGTTGGGCGATGCTTCTGTTCCGTTCAAATTTGATGTGCATAGCTTTATCTTTTCAGATGATGCCGTTGGTTTGGAAAAGAAATTACATACTATCCTTAATGACAAACGTGTAAATAAAGTAAATATGAGAAAAGAATTTTTCTATACAACCATCGATGAGCTTGAACAGCTGGTAACAGATATCGAGCCAACTGCAGAGTTCAACAAAACTATGTTAGCAGAAGAATTCAGGCAGTCTCTATCATCAGACGAAAACTATTCCAACGATTATCTTTTATCTGATGAAGAATCCGATGAGGACGACGATTAAAATTCACACTCCCCTGCTCCCTGTGAGTGGGGGGAACCAATAAAAACTGAATAATATATTTACCAGGGGAGCTGGGAAGGTATGCAGTCATCCGTTCTAATCCTGTTAGAGAGGGTGACGCTTATGTCTACATATGAAGAATTCATGGTGATTTTAACCGTGGCCATGCTCATTGTGGCAATTCTGAATTATAAGAAATAAGCAAGCTACCTTGTCTCTTGGCCGGAGTAGGTAGCTTGCTTGAATAGTAACTATTAACTTTGCACCGGAGCGGATAGGCTTCATCTATCTCCCGGCTTTCCTGTTAAGTATATTATAGCAAATATGCTTTAAATGTCAATTTAAAAACCGGCTCCTGCTACCAACAGGAACCGGCAAGGAATTAATAAAAATGGTCATAGCTCTGTAAATGACCATTTTCCCGAGATTGGAAAAATGGTTAATGCCAAGTGCAGTATGAAGCAAAACCATCTCGGTGAACATACCGAAATGGTTTATGTGAGCAATATGTAAGAAACTCTTACAAATTCGATAAAATGTTTAGCACAGAAAGGATGTACAATGAATGAAGATAAACTATTCTTGACTTACAACCAGCAGATGAAAAAATTAAGAAACGACAAACACATCGAATGTAATGGTTCCAATCACAAAAAGATTTTGGTGCGTGCTGGATATTTTAATATTGTAAATGGCTATAAAACTCCTTTTGTTAGTGGTCAAGATGCTTCTGGCAATCATATTTATATATCTGGAACAACAATTAGCCAACTTCAAGCGGTAAAACAATTCGATGATCAACTAAGATCTTTTTTACTGAAATATATTACACAGGTTGAAGAAGAAACTCGTACATTAGCTGGATATAAATTTGATGAATGTAATGATAATGGAAAAATTCCTTGGTATGACACCAACGCATATTCACCAAACAAGTCTTTACAAGATAAAATGTCAGTTATATCCAAAGCGTACAATGAACTTAGCCGAAGTCAACTTGATTATGTTAAGTTTTACATGGATAACCATAAACAAATTCCTACATGGATCATGATCAAAGTTGTAAATTTTTCAACATTCATAGATATTATACATTGTAGTAAAATTGACATTTCACATTCTCTCTGTCAGCTTTACGGACTAGAAGATGAGCAAGGACGAGCAAATGTAAAACTTCTCATTGGCAGTTTACATTGGATGAGAAAGATACGAAATGCCTGTGCTCATAATGAACGTGTATATTGTTTAACCAGAAAAACAGAAAACAGGAAAAAATCCGGAAGAATCTTAGAAAAATACTACACTCAGTTGAGTCCTGGATATTCAAGGAATCTGGATCAAAGATTGTTTGATTTAATAGTTTATTTCAAATACTATCTGCCTAAAAATGAATATAAACAATTTATGTCAGAATTAAAAAGTATGTTAGATAGTCTTCAGTCAAAGATTCACCCTCATGCATTTGAATATGTCCATGCTCAGATGGGAATTCGTAACCTTACAGATTTGGATACACTTATCAACCTTCCAAAGGATGATATTGAGTACAATAAGTTTGATAAATAGTTGCCCTGTTATACGTATTTATATTTATACGTATCTATTTGCACTCATTTTTAACTTTTTAATACAAAATAATGTGCTAATTATTAGTCAAAATGGTGAAAAAAATATGTTCTAATTGTTGTAATATTTTACGTGTTGTAGTAGTATACTTGTACGGAGAGAACCGTATTGATTACGGTTGAAAGGCACTCATGCAAGTATATTGTATGGGTGTCTTTTACTATACAAATATAAAAAAAACCGCCCCTGCTGGAACAGGGACGGCATCGTAACTCGGATTTTCGCTATATTGCGATAGCCTACTATACGATAATATCATACATCTGAAGATGTACAACTAGCTGCAAAAATATTGTATCATCTTCGGAACAGCTTCGCAAGCGGAACACTCGTTCCCCGCTGGCTGTTATTTTTATACCCATTTTTACATATTTTTACTTAGGAGGATGATGACATGCAGGAAACAAACATCTCTATCAATGAAATTATCATGTATCTGCGCAAATCCCGATCAGATGATCCGTATATGACTGTGGAAGAAGTCCTGGCTCGGCATGAGCGGCAGCTCCAGGAATATGCTCTCTCCTCTTTCGGATCCATCATTCCGGAAGAACGGATTTTTCGGGAAGTCGTTTCCGGAGAAACCATTGCAGATCGTCCGGTTATGCAAAGCGTCATGAAATACCTTGAGAGTGGTCAGATCAAAGGTGTACTGGTCATTGAACCACAACGTCTCTCCCGTGGTGATCTGGAGGACTGCGGACGCATTATCAATGCATTTCGGTACACAAATACTCTGGTCCTTACTCCACCGAAAACTTATGACCTCTCTGACGAGTACGACCGAAAGTTTTTTGAAATGGAACTGACCAGGGGAAATGATTATCTGGAATATACCAAGAAGATTCTGAACCGCGGGCGGCTGGCATCCGTCAAGCAGGGAAACTACATCGGGAGCATCGCTCCTTACGGATATCGCAAGATTAAAACCGGCAGTGGAAAAGATACCGCACACACGCTTGAAATCGTTCCTGAGCAGGCTGACGCTGTCAGAATGATGGCGCAACTCTACCTTGCAGGAAATGGATTCACACGGATAGCTGTGCATCTGGATTCTCTTGGAATCAAGCCACTGAAATCTGATCACTGGTCTTCTGCTGCCATCAGTGATATTTTATCCAATCCGGTTTATATCGGAATGATACGCTGGAATCATTTTAAAACAATCAAAACAATGCAAAATGGCCAGATTGTAAAATCCCGTCCTACCAACCACGATACAGATTACATCCTGGTGCCAGGCAAGCATCCTGCCATTCTCGATCAGGGAACCTTTGACGCCATTGCACAGCGCCGTGGGAAATCTCCAAAAATAAAGCGCGGTCATGAACTGAGAAATCCATTTGCCGGACTGGTCTATTGTGGAACTGCCGGATGCGGACGCTCCATGACATTCAAACAGTTTACAAACTACCGGAGCAAAGTTCCCCGCCGGTCAGAAAGCATGATCTGTCCAAATCAACGTATCTGCCATACCAAATCGGTACAATATAGTGCTTTTGTGGAACGTGTAAAAGAAATCCTATCAAAGACGGTGGATGATTTTGAGATTAAATTACAGAATGATGATGGGAATATTGTCCGGATCCATGAGAATATCATCCGGAATCTGGAACAGGATCTGGTGAAATTAAAGGATAAGGATCTGCGTCAGAAAGATGCTTACGAAGATGGGATTTATACCAAAGAAGAATATGCTTCCAGAAATGCCAAGCTGCAGGAACAGATCTGCGAAGTGCAGCTTTCCATCCAGCGGGCAAAAGATACCATGCCACCGGAAGTTGATTACCAGGAACGGGTTTCCCGATTTTCTGACTGCCTGTCTAAATTTGAAGATACAGATATTTCAGCATCGGAAATGAACTTACTCCTCAAATCATGCATTGAAAAAATCATATATCACAATTCCAGTGAATCCAAACCTGGTATCGGACGATTCGTTGCCAATCCCTTTGAACTGGATATCTACCTGCGCCTGTGATCTTCGGGCGCAGGCATTATTTTCACTGTATTAAGGCTTTTTCTGCCTGTAATCTCCTACTTTTATGCAAAAATAATCACTTCCATCATGTATGAGCGAATGAACTGGCTCATATGGAAATGATCTGCGCTATGGTGCGACAGCTGACACAGGATCTGACACCGGAAGAAATTCAGAAAAGTGGGTTTGATACCTACTATATAGATCACACGCTCGGTCTTTGGCCGGTAGCTGCCAGCGGCATTCCACATAATGCCTGTGAATACCAGTCAAAAGGCGATCCGATTACAGATCTTTTCGAAAATATGGCTGCTGAACAGAAAGCACGGACAACTTACGACAATATTCTTCGTCTGGTCAAAGATCCGGAGGTGTGTGACCCAATCCGCTTTCTGCGGGAACGTGAAGTCGTACACTTCCAGCGTTTTGGCGAAGGTCTCCGCCTTGTGACAGACCGGTTAAATTCCAAAAACTTCTATGCGTTCAATCCGGCTTTTGATGCAAAATCATCCTGTTAA